CAGAGGTTACAATTACTGAAGCTGGTACAGGATATACTAATGCACCTACAGTTACATTTTCTAGTAGTGACTTACAAGGTTCGTTGTTATTAGAAAATGCAGCAGATACAGGAACAAATTCATACATAATTACAGAAGACTACATAGTAGGTGATTATGTTACGGATAAGACTTCACAAAATGAATTATTCGACCAACTTGACGATACAGTATTAGATTTTACTGAATCAAATCCATTTGGTGATGTAGGGAGTGCCACATAATGTTAGGACAACAATTTTATCACGAAACAGTTAGAAACGTAATCGTTGCGTTTGGAACTATGTTTAATAATCTTCAGATAGTTCGTAAGGACAATTCTGGAGTAGTAACACAGGCAATGAAAGTACCACTTGCATATGGGCCTAAACAAAAATGGTTAACTCGTTTAGACCAAGACCCATCTCTTGCAAATGCAGCTGCAATTACTTTACCACGACTAGGTTTTGAAATTGGTTCATTGACATATGATGCAACAAGAAAACTAAATCGTGTACAGAAATTCAAAAAAGTAAAATCAGCTAGTTCAGATGCAAATAAATTAGACACACAGTTTATGCCTGTTCCATATAACATGGACATTACTTTGTACGCAATGGCGAAAAACTCTGATGATGCGTTACAGATAGTAGAACAAATACTTCCTTACTTTCAACCAGATTATACACTTACACTTAATGATATGGCAGATATGGGTATCAAACGAGATGTACCTATTATTTTAAATAGTGTTTCTTACGAAGATAACTATCAAGGTGACTTTGAGAGTCGTAGAGCAATAATCTACACACTTGCATTTACTTTGAAATTTTACCTATACGGCCCAGTTACTTCTTCAAGTGTTATCAAAACTGTACAAGTAGATCAATATACAGACCTACCAGCAGTTACACCTACAAGAGAACAAAGGTATTCAGTTACACCTACGCCTGCGAGTGCAGATGCAGATGATGACTTTGGATTTAATGAAACTAGTTCTTTCTTTCAAGATGCAAAAAATTATGATACAACTAGTGGTTCTGATGTTAAAAAAGGTTAGTTATGAAAAACCCATTTTCAGATATAGATAAAGCTCTTGGAGTCTTTGACCCAGTAGAAACTGCAATTCAACAAAATAATATTGTAGTTCCTAAAAAGGTTGTCAAAAGTAATGAAGATGATATAGAGAATGATTATAAATATCAACGAGAAAATTTCTACGGACTTGTGGAGAGAGGTCAAGATGCTATTGAAGGTATTTTAGAACTTGCAAAAGAGGGTGAACACCCAAGAGCATATGAAGTTGCTGGAAATCTCATTAAACAAGTGGCTGAGGTTACGGAGAAATTAGGTGACTTACAAGAGAAAATGCGAAAACTTAAAGAAGTTCCTAATTCTGCACCCAAGAATGTCACTAATGCATTGTTTGTTGGTTCAACTGCTGAACTCCAAAAAATGTTAAAAGGTAAGAGTGATGAGTGATGCTACATATCTTGGAAATCCTAATCTTAAACGAGCAAATGTTCAACAAGAATGGACTAAGAAACAACTATTTGAATACAAGAGATGTATGGAAGACCCTCTGTACTTCATACAGAGTTATGTAAAAATTGTATCACTTGATGAGGGTTTAGTACCTTTTAAGATGTACCCCTTTCAAAAAGAAATGGTTGGTACATTTCACAGCAATCGTTTTACTATTTGTAAACTACCCAGACAGTCTGGTAAATCTACTGTTATGGTTTCTTATCTATTACACTATGCGTTATTTAACCCTAGTGTGAATATTGCTATACTTGCAAACAAGGCTGCGACTGCAAGAGATTTGTTAAGTAGACTGCAACTTGCATACGAACATCTTCCTCATTGGTTACAACAAGGAGTTATGTCTTGGAATAAAGGTTCTCTGGAACTAGAGAATGGGTCTAAAATACTCGCTTCCTCGACCTCTGCGAGTGCTGTGAGGGGTGGAAGTTACAACATCATATTCTTAGACGAGTTTGCTTATGTACCATCAAATGTTGCAGAACAATTTTTTAGTTCTGTGTATCCTACGATTTCTTCTGGACAATCTACAAAAGTGATGATAGTAAGCACACCACATGGTATGAATATGTTCTATAAAATATGGACAGATGCAGAGGAAAAACGAAATAGTTACATACCTATTGAGGTTCATTGGTCAGAAGTACCAGGCCGTGATGAAAAATGGAAGAAAGAAACTATTGCAAATACAAGTGAATCACAATTTAATACAGAATTTGAGTGTGAGTTTCTAGGTTCTATAGATACTTTGATATCCCCATCAACACTAAGACGATTAACATATAGGACACCAATACAGTCTAATGCTGGTGTTGATGTACATGAACAACCACAAAAAGACCATACATATTTATTAACGGCTGACGTATCTAGAGGAACATCAAATGATTACTCTGCATTTATTGTCTTTGATGTAACATCAGTTCCTTATCGTATGGTTGCAAAGTTTAGAGATAACGAGATAAAACCTTTACTCTTTCCACAAAGAATACATCAAATTGCAAAAGCATACAATCAAGCATTTGTTTTAGTAGAAGTAAATGATATTGGAGAACAAGTTGCAAATGCAATGCAGTATGACATGGAATATGATAATATGATTATGGCTTCTATGAGAGGTCGTGCTGGTCAAGTATTAGGTGGTGGTTTCTCTGGTGGTAGAGCTCAGTTGGGTGTGAGGACAACAAAGGCAGTCAAGAAGATAGGTTGTTCTAATCTAAAACAGTTAGTAGAAGACAACAAACTCATAGTAGAAGACTTTGATGTAATTAATGAACTATCTACATTTATTGTCAAAGGGTCATCACACGAGGCTGATGATGGTTGTAATGATGACTTAGTTGCGTGTTTGTTTATATTTGGTTGGGTTACAGACCAAACTTATTTTAAAGAACTTACAAACAATGATATAAGAGAACAGATGTATAAAGAAAATCAAGACCAACTAGAACAAGACATGGCTCCTTTTGGTTTTGTCATTAATGGTTTAGAAGATGAAAATATAGGTGAGGCTATTGATGAATATGGTACAAGATGGAGTCCTATAGTAAGACAGTATGATACTGATTGGTAATGAAAAGTCCTTGTGTACAAATCTGCAAACTTATAGATAGTATATGCATTGGGTGTTATAGAACATCTGATGAAATAACTAATTGGACTAAATATACAGAAGAACAAAGAGAGAGTGTTATTAAAGAAATTCAATCAAGTCGTTGTCAAGTTTTATCCAACAATTAGAACAAACAACTTTACATTCATTCATTAATGTATGGACTTCTTTTCTACTTTCATCACTAGTTCCAACTCGTTTTGCTTGTTTGCGAATCTGTACATCATGGGGGTAGAGTTTAAGACATATTGTTTCACTCTCACCACAATGAATACAAGATTCATCAGCAAGATGGTTGTTTAACCATGCGACTCGTTTTCGGTAGTTCCTACGAGCTACCTTTTTGATTGTTTCTTTATATTTTTCATAATGTGTTGTCATATCGTTATTTATAAGTTTTGAAACATATAAAAGTGGGTTTTTAGAAACTTGATTTTTATAAATACTAGGAAATAAGAGTAATATCTCAATACAAGGAGCAAAAATCATGTCATTTTTAGTTTCCCCTGGCGTTCATGTCAGAGAAATAGATTTAACAAATGTCGTTCCAGCTGTTGCAACATCTATTGGTGCAATTGCAGGCGCATTTGAAAAGGGCCCAGTTAGTTCTGTTCAGACCATTACGTCAGAAGAACAATTGGTACAAATATTCGGTAAACCACAATCAACTGGTAATCAGTTTGAAACATTTTTTACTGCTGCAAACTTTTTACAGTATGCAGATAATTTAAAAGTAGTAAGAGCAGAAAGTGCAATAGTAAATGCTGGTGCAAACTCTGGTATACTTATTCGTGATGATGACCACTACCAAGCATCTTTTCAAGATGGTTCTGGTTCTCATGGAGAGTGGGCCGCAAGGACTGCTGGAACACATGGTAACGGAATTGGTGTTGATATCTGTCCAAGTGCAAGAGCGTTTAAACAACCTCTAGGTTCATTGAACTTAGTAAATGGTGCTGGTGCAGTTGGTGACTTACAAATTACAGTTGATGACCAAAATGCAACAGATGCTACAATCGCAGCTGGTGATATAATTTCTTTCCAAACTGCTTCAGCTATTGTTGCAACAGTTAATGGTGCAATCACAGTTGCTTCTAAGACTTTGACAGTTGATGGAGTTTCTGGTACACTTGCAGTTGGACAAAG